GATTACAAAAAAAAATGCGATTGTTGCGGTCACTTGGTTACTGCGTACACGCACAGGCTAAATAAGCCACTTGTTAAGGCTCTAAGGGAGTTAGTTGACTTCTATGACGATAACAAGCAGATAGCTAAGTTACAGCGAGATTTAGAGCTTACAAAGAATCAGTATAATAATTTTCAGAAACTACAGTATTTTGGCCTAGTCAAGCGGATCGAGGGGAAAGGTTGGCTTCCGACCGCAAAGGGTACAAACTTTATTTATGGCGCTGAACCTTGCATGGTTACAGTCGGAACTTTTGGGAAAGATATTCTCCCATTGGGCCATGAGGCCTGGGAAACTCACAACAAAGTTCTTGAAACTAAGTATATTCAAGAGGTCGATGAGTTCTGTTATAAGAGGAGAGCTGAATACAAAGCGGAGAAACAAGATAGGATGCTTTAAAATAGAATAAAACTTATGAAATATTTATCACTATTCTCAGGAATCGGAGGATTCGAACTGGGAATACAACAAGCGTATGAAGAACTACTGGATAATCAATCCAAAGTTAAGGGATTACAAGCCAAAGAAGATAGCTCCAGCGATAATTGCAACCCATTACAAGGAGCCTCCACTTGTATTGGTTACTCCGAGATCGACAAATACGCAATCCAGGTCTACGAAAAACATTTTAACCACAAAAACTATGGAGACATCACAAAAATTAAAGCAGAAGAACTACCCGACTTTGACTTCCTATGTGGAGGTTTCCCTTGTCAAGCGTTCTCTATTGCAGGAAAGCGAAGAGGATTTGAAGATACTCGAGGAACTTTGTTCTTTGATATCGCCAGAATCTTGCGTGAAAAGCAACCCACTCTATTATTGCTTGAGAATGTCAAAGGCTTACTCTCTCACGAAAAAGGGGACACTTTCAAAACCATCATCAGAACGCTTGATGAATTGGGGTATGACTGTCAATGGCAAGTGCTTAACAGCAAAAATTTCGGAGTCCCACAAAACCGAGAGCGAGTGTTCATTATCGGACATCTTAGAGGAACAAGTCGACCCGAAGTATTTCCTATTGGAGGAACAAACGAAGAAGATACTCAATCAATTATAAATCCATTAAAAGGGAAGACTAAATTTGGTTGGCATTGTGAGAAAAACATATTTGACAAAAAAGGAATTTCAAGAGCAGTAAAAGCAAGTGGTGGTAGTGGGAATCAACTAAAAATACTACAACTAAACCAACCAAAACATTCAAACGACAGAGTGTATTCAGATGAAGGTCTCAGTCCAACGCTAAATACTATGCAGGGAGGGAACAGACAACCGTTCATCGCCCCAGTTTTAACCCCAGACAGATTAAACAAAAGACAGAATGGTAGAAGATTCAAGGAGAATGGCGATCCTAGTTTTACTTTAACATCTCAAGATCGTCATGGGGTCTATGATGGGCAAAAAATAAGAAGACTAACACCACTAGAATGTGAAAGGTTAATGTCGTGGCCGGATAATTGGACTAAATATGGGATCAATGAAAAAGGAGAAAAAGTCGAAATATCTGATTCGCAGAGATATAAGATGTGTGGTAATGGGGTTGTTAGTAGTGTAGTTAAAGAAATAATAAAATTGATAATATGTGGATAAGTGTTTGCACAATGTTATTTAATGAGATATAATAAGAGCATATGAAAAAACCAATTATAATGTTTAACAAGACTTACACAAGTGACAAAGAGACCACTCAAATTTTGAATATTCTGAAAAGAACTACAACAATGAATAAGAGTTTGATCATCCGGTTGGCTGTAAAGGAATATTACAAAAGATATTTAAGACAAAATAAAAAATAAATGCGACTTTTTGAGGGGAGGTGTAGATTGGGCAGAGTTATTCGCATTTTCTCGACCTGACCGCCTCTCAAAAGGTTATCAATCGTATGTTGCCATCATATGATCAGATCAAGAAGCTTGAGTTTATCTCTAGTTTTCACGATGTTCCTCTGTGTGATATTTTTTACATGGAGGATTCAGAGATAGAGCTTGAGTATTCAAAGATCGTGGAAGTAGACACTAATTATTAAAAAGTAAAACTTATGAAAATTGTAAACACTATGGATTCACAAGTGAAACCACCTTTAGTCATGTTAGTTTACGGAGAGGGTGGAGTTGGTAAAACAACTTTCGCTTCAACAAGTCCAAATCCTATCCTTGCAGATTGCGAGGGTGGAGCAAAGTATTTTGGGTTAAGAGGGATTTCAATGGATGTTGCTAGTATTCAAGGCTGGTCCGATATGGGAGAGTTCTTGAATGTAGTGAAAGATGATAAGTATGACACGATTGTCATTGATCCTATTGGAGAACTAATGGAGAAACTAAAAAGATTCATGGTTCACCAGGGGAATAAAAAGCTAGTACAGGCCGATGGATCTCCGTCAATGGCCGGCTGGGGTTGGTTGAAAGATACCATGAGAAACTATTTGAAAGTGTTAAGAGACTGTGGAAAGAATGTTCTGATTATTGCGCATATTGCAGAGAAGAGCGATGAGGATCGAATGGTGAAACGACCTTTAATCATGACTAAGTTATCAGAGGAGATTGTGAATATGGTTGATGTGGTTGGATATTTCACTTCTGTCCTAAAAGACGGAGAAACTAAGCGAGTTATTTACATTGACCCGGAGAATGATAAATACACCGCTAAGGATCGAACAGGCCAACTTGGTCAATACATTGAACCGGATTTCACTAAGATTATCAATGCGTGTCAAGGTACGAAAAAGTATTCATGGAGCAAAGAGGCTGAAAAGGTAGTGCCAAAGAAAGAAGTTGCGCCGGCAAAGAAAGATCAAATCATCGGAGAGAATGGGAAAGAAGAAGTTAAACCTGCATCGGAAGATTTATTGCAGAAAGTAGAAGTGATGAAAGAGGAGATTGTCGAGGGGAAGAAGGAGCAACTTGATGAAAAATTAAAGAAATGGAAAAAGGAGGCTAAATAACATGACTGAAAAGATAATAAAAAGTTTATACAACGATGAAGTGAGTTTGGTGTTCTATCCAAATTCGCATAGATATAAGATTGAGGGGAAGAGGACTTATCTCCCCTCGGTCACTTCCGTAACTGGAGTGATCGACAAATCTCGGCCATTGATTTTGTGGGCTACAAGACTGACTGCTAAATATTTAAAGAAATATCTTGAGGATTCTTCTGTGAATAAGTTTACTTCCGAAGAGTTGATCCCGATTATTGATGAGGCTGTAATAAACTATAAGGATGTACAAGATGAAGCGCTCGGGGTTGGTACACAAGCGCATGATTGGGCCGAACAGTTCGCTCTTGCACAGATAAACGGATCGGATATTCCAACAGTCCCGGACAATGCGACAGATGAATTGCTAAACTCTATAAACGGATTCATTGATTGGTATGATAAAAACAATGTCAAATTCTTGGAAGTTGAAAGAATGGTCTACTCGAAGTCTCTTGAATATGTGGGGATCTTCGATGCTGTGGCGGAAGTCAATGGGAAAAAGTGTTTAATAGATTATAAAACATCGAAGTCAATAAATTATCCAGAATATGTATTCCAAATTTCTGCATATATACATGCGTACGAGGAAGAGACTGGGGGAAAAATAGAAAATGGCATGCTAATAAATTTTGGGAAAGAAAGTGGTATCTTTGAAACAGTAATCACAGAAGAGGACGAAAACTCAAAGAATTTTGAAGTATTCAATTGTTTATTGAAAGTCAAAAATAGACTGAAAGAACTTGCTTGATGTTTTATTATCTTTTGTGTACAATGAAGGAATAAAACTATTTATATGAAAAAAGCTTGGAATAAGGGGATTTGTCACTTAACTAAAGAGGCGAGGGAAAGGATAGGTCTTGCTAGTAAAAAAAGAATAAGAGAAAAAGGGCATCCAAAGGGGATGCTCGGGAAAAAGCATAGTAAGGAAACAATATTGAAATTAAGGAAATGGAGACCAACGAAAAAGCAGAAGGAAAAAATGGTGCATCGAGGAGCGCAACATCCTAATTGGAGCGGTGATAATGTGATTGTTGAATGTCTTGTTTGTAAAAAGGAAATTGTTTGTAGGCCATACAAGATAAGAAAATATTGTAGTTATAAGTGTCTTGGAATCTCTAAGTGGAAGAGTAGGAATAAATGTTTGGATTGTGGGAAGATTTTGTCTAGTAAGAAACCGGAAAGATGCAACCCTTGTTCTGGAAGGTATTATAGCAAGGAGCGAAACTTCTATTGGAAGGGTGGGATTACGCCTGAAAACAAGAAAATCAGAGAATCTGATGAAGCGAAAAAATGGAGAAGAAAGATATTTAAAAGAGATAATTACACTTGCCAAGCATGCAATGGTGTCGGCGGAAAATTGAATGCGCATCATTTGAAAAGTTTTTCTCAATATAAAGATTTAAGATTCAAACTTGATAATGGTATTACATTGTGCGAAAGTTGCCATAAAAATATTCACAAAAAAATGGTAATCAATCAACATGTAAATGACAAAATAATATGACACCAATCCATTTAGCCGAAGTAAAGAACGGAGAAGTGAAATACTTTTACCCTGAAAAACTGAAAACATGGTTGCAACAACTTGGAGAATCAAAGAGTGAGGTTATATTCCGGAAACGAAAGAAACAGCGATCAATACAACAGAACAGGTATTTGTGGGGTGTGCCATATAAGATCGTCTCGGAAGATACAGGAATGTCAACCGAGGCGGTCCATAACTTCTTCAAACTTCAATTCTTGAGATATTACATTGGAGAGTTTCAAACAATTAAAAGCACTACTGAACTAACTCCGATGGAGTTTAACGAGTATTGCGATAATATAAATATGTTCTGCGTTGAGAAGTTTGGGTATTCAATACCTCTCCCCAATTCAGGCGAAGTTGAATATTAACTATAAAACTATGGAATTTGTTTACATGATCGTGGGGATATTTGCTCTTTACTCTGTTGTACATTTCTTTATATTGCAACATTCAAAAACTTGGGAGAATAGGGCTGTGTACGAGAAAGTCATAACAGTATGTGCGATGATCTGCATTGGGTTGTGGATATTCGCTCTAGCTTCGTAGTATGATTTATAAATGCACAATTTGTGACGAGAAAGTAAAAGGTAAAGAGAACTTTATGATCCATCTTGACGACCATTGGCTAGAAGCAATGAAACTGAGAGAACAAGTGAATAAACTTGCTAGAAAACATAATATTAAATTTAATTAGTATGGCAAAAACAATTATTTTAGTTCTGGTAATTGCTTCTTCTCTTGTTTTTGGAGTTTTGCTCGGGGATTACTTGTACAATGAAATAAGAGATAAAGCGCCCGAGCAGACAATGGTTACTGAACTTACAGGCCCAGCATGCTATTTGGAGCTTACTTCAATTGCTCTCAAGATTGACACAGATGAACAGGTGAAAAATTCTGAATGGATGGAGGAAAACAAAAAAGAATGCCCGGAAACTATATACAACGATGTGAAGATAGTGATTGACGAGGTTGAGTACATTTTTACTTTTGAGAACTTTATAGATTTAATTGAAAATAAGTATTAAAATATGTTTGAAATAATAATTTGGATATGTATTTTCGCAATGTGGGTCTTTATTGGAATAACAAATTTGCGCAAAGGTGAGTTCACTAGAGGAAATTACAAGAATGTTTGGTGGGCTTTACTAATAGTAATATTCATACAAATATTACACGCAACTAATATAATCAACTAAAATATTTTTATGAACAAAACAATTTGGACTGTTCTAATCGTGGCGATAGTTCTATCATTATTCAATGTTTCTTTGATCTTCATTTACCGGGATGCTGTGACTGCGGCTGTTTCTTATAGTGTAGGAACTGAAAACGGAAGATCGGTTTGCTTGAGCAGTTATACTGCGGAACTTCAAAAGATAGAGGCAGAGCTAACAGCAAAAGGTGAGATTCAAATGTTCGGGAAACTTTTAACAGTAAAACAAGATGAAGAATAAATGTATTTGTAAATTCGATAGGGCAGCAAAGTTCTTCCCCAAAAAGGCGGTGAAGCATAATTCTAAATGCGGAAAGTCCGCCCCGGATTATGAGAGTATTTTGTGGAGGACCTTTTCTAAATACATTAGATTAAATAGTGCTAATTCACAGGGGGCAGTACAATGCTATACATGTGGAGTATATAAGCATTGGAAAGATGTTGATGCAGGACATTATATCAAAAGAGAATGTCATGCAACTAAGTTCGATGAGAGGAATGTAAAACCTCAATGCAAGAAGTGTAATCGGTTTATGGGAGGGAATCAGGACGAGTTTGCTATTCATTTGATCAAGGACTATGGCCCGGGGATCTTGGAGGAACTCCACCAATTGAAAAATTCATACTTCAAATTTACCGATAAATGGTTAAAGGAGAAGATTGATGAATATAAAACAAAAACAGTTGTCGGAAAATAGATATTGGGTTTCTCTAGCCAACCGGCACGATCAAATAAAAATCAAGCATGTGATTAAAACTTCAACTACAATTAAATCCAACGGTTAAATTATTATCATTTTCTTCCTGATCGGGGTTTCCCCATTGTTTGTTCTTTCTTATTATTAACAAAAAACTATGTACGAGATTAAAATTGTGAAAAAAGAGAAATATAACACAACAGATAAGTCGTGGGAAAAAATCGCCGACACTGGGAATGAAAAAGACAATGGAGCTGTTTATGATTATGTGGAAACCGAGGTGACAAGAGAAAAGGAAGAGGCTGTCTACACCCAACATGTGGAAAAGTTGGACTTAAAGGAGGTGATTGATGCAGTAAATAAAAGTTCAAAATAATTCTTAACATAAAATTATGACACTAAAAGAATTTTTGTTTGGCCCAAAGCCAATATCAGACAGACAAGAGGCTAAGGTGATGCTTCACAACAAAAGAATGGATCTATTAAGACAAAAAGGTGACACTATCATGGGGTTGCCTGTTGCTCAAAAACAAGTTGAGTATTACAAGCACAGAATTAAAAAACTAGAGGACGAGGGGAATCTAACTGGGAATAAGTATACAGAGGCTAAAGGTGATCTAGCTTCATGGGAGGAAGAAGTTGAAAAGTTTGTTTCCAATTTGAAGCAACAAGATGCTGCTTTCCGACTGATCGACGACAAGTATAATAACATAGATGCTTTCTTAAAAGAACTTACAGAAGATGTTTACTTATAATAATTATGAATATACAAAAATGTATTAACTTGTTGGAGGAGATTGATAAATACAGGGGGTTTTTGGATTCCGAGCTGGGGTCTCAACCTGTATTGGAAAAGTTATCTGTATTATGGAGCGAGTTGATAGATTGTGTACCAGAACTAGAAGCTGAATGTGCGAAGATAGTCGAACAGAAAGAAAAAGAACACAAGTGTAATTACAAACACGCCAGATCAATGATGTTAAAAACGAATGAAGGTATATTCCTAAAAAGAGTACAGGGAAAGATCCGAGGTATAGAGAAAATCATTTCTATCCACAGGACACAATAATTTGACAACTTTGACAAGTGTACTATAATGAAAGTAGTTTTACTTTTTACATGGCACTTCTATTGCTACATTGCATAAGCAATAAGAATGAAAAGCTTTAGATTTTACGACTTTTTTGTCGCTAAGATTTAGAGCTTTTTTTTGATATATAAACACTTCTTAATTATATTTAATAACTGACAAAACAGGATAAAATGAATTAGTATGGCTACTAAACAAGCTAAACCTAAGGTCAAGAAACCTTGTGGGAGACCTAAAAAGTTTTCTGATGTAGAGATCCTGCAAAAGAAAATTACTAAGTATTTCAAGGACTGTGACAAGAACGAAGATCCTTACACAATTTGTGGACTTGCTCTAGCTCTTGACACAACGAGAGAAACATTGCTTGACTATGAGAATAAATATCCCGGATATTCTGACACAATAAAAAAAGCAAAGCTAATTTGCGAGAATTATTCAGAGAAAAAACTGTTTGAAGGGAAGAATGTTGTCGGAGTTATTTTCAATCTCAAGAACAATTACAGATGGTTAGACAAACAAGAAGTCGAACACTCTGGAGGTTTATCATTAACACAAATTCTAAATGAAGCCGGAAACAAAGAAAGTAAATAAATCAGATGTAGATAAAATACTCGAATGGCAAAAGTCTCCGATAGCTTACATTAAGGACATTTGGGGTTTAGTCCCGCAGAAAATCAAGCCTGACAAAGCCGAAGAGGTCAAGGAGTATATTTTGTCGTGTCGCCTAGAAGACATTGTAGAGAGCCATTTTGAGCCTTTCGTGAAAGGTGAAAACATAACTTGGCAACAATGTGTGATCCTTTGGGCTATTGAGTTGGCTTTAGAGGGGAAAGCGCCGGCTCGAATATCAGTCAAATCAGGCCATGGAATCGGAAAGAGTAGTTGTTTTGCTTGGTTGATTTTGTGGTATTTGACTTGTTTCCTTGAATCACAGATCCCTTGTACAGCGCCAACCTCCGAACAGATGCACGATGTGTTATGGAAAGAGTTGAGTATTTGGATCAATAAGATGCCTAAGGCTTTTTCAGACAAATTCATGTGGTCAACTGATTATGTGAGGATCAATGAAGCGCCCCAATCATGGTTTGCTCGTGCTAAGACAGCCCGGAAAGAGAACCCGGAAGCTTTAGCAGGAGTTCATGGCGAATATGTGATGATGTGTATTGACGAAGCATCGGGAATCCCAGAAGTTATTTTCAGAACAGCAGAGGGAGCTTTAACAAATGCTAATACTTTGGTTATCATGGCTTCGAATCCGACTAGATTATTGGGATATTTCTACGATACTCACCATTTAGATGCTGAAAACTGGCAGAACTTGAGCTTTAATTCAGAGGAAAGCCCGATAGTTGAATCAACTTACTGTGAGAGAATGGCCCAAAAACATGGGATTGACAGCGATGAGTACAGAATCCGGGTGTTAGGCCTGTTCGCTCGTGAGGATGCAATTGATAACAAAGGATATGTACCTCTACTAAGTGAGAAAGATTTGCGGTTTACTACTGATGACACTCTAATCGGACACAAAAAGCTTGGAGTTGATCCGGCAGGCGAGGGAAGCGACAAGACAGAATGGGTTGCTCGTGATAATTTCAGGGCAATGAATGTTGCCACAGAGGCTCTAAGTACCTCGAAAGGGATCGCATTGAATACATTAACCTTGATGACTTACATGGATATTACTGGGGATAATGTGTGGATAGACAATTTTGGAGTAG